TGTTTTGCGATGGAGGTGGTGTCATGCCCAAGATGATCCATTCCAAGTACGGCTATGAGCCACCTGAATATGTTAAGGCGGACGCCGAACTAGAGAAATGGCTGAAAAAGGAAAAAGAGAAAGAAAAAGGCCGCAGCGGCAAATGACTGCGGCCTTTAATCTTGCATAGGAGGTAATTACAATGCACCATTATCTTACGAAGTATTGGGAGAACGGCAAGCAATACGCTGAGTCGTGGATTCAAATCAATGCGTTCGGCCTGTCTTACTGCTTCTCGAAGCGTCGAATCGAACTGAACAAATAACTGGGGAAATCAGTGTCCTAGGAGGTGTGGTGAGATGTAGTGAAATTGACAGCAAAGCAGCAGAAGTTCGTTACTGCATACGTTGAATTGGGCAATGCGACGCAAGCCGCTCTGGAAGCTGGATACAGCAAGAAAACGGCATATCAGTCCGGTGCTGAGAACCTCAGAAAACCTCAGATAAAACTGGCCGTCGATGAGCTCATGAAAAAGCTTGAAGACGACAAGATCATGAAGGCCGACGAAGCCATGAAGCTGCTCACTCGAATTGCCCGTGGTGAGGAGAAGGAGACCGTTGTGGTGTCCGGCCCAGACTACTTCGATACTGTGAAAAAGGAAGCCGATATCAGGACCCGGATCGGTGCGATAAAGGAAATCCTGAAACGTTATCCGACCGCCGAGGCTGATCCTTTGTTTGAAGCACAAGTTCGGAAAGCCAAGATTGAAGCCGATTTGTTGGAACGTCAAGCCAAGCTGATTCTGCACCCGGAAGAAGTCGGTGATCAGGACGACGATGGCTTTATCGACGCAATTGACAACAACTTATCCAATGTGTGGGAGGGAGAGGACAAGCAAGATGCAGCTGATGATCAATCGTCGGCCGAGACAAACGGTGACGTTTAAGTTCCAGCCGTTTTCTAGTCGGCAAATGCAAGTCCTCTCCTGGTGGCGATATCCAGCGACCAAGGATAAATACATGGTGATCGCCGATGGCTCAATCCGAGCCGGTAAGACGGTCGTGATGTCCATGTCGTTTGTCCTGTGGTCAATGCACACGTTTGACCGCAAACAGTTCGGCATGGCGGGCAAGACAATCGGCTCGTTACGCCGAAATGTGGTCGGGCCACTGAAACAGATGCTGGCTAGTCGTGGTTTTCATCTGCGAGACAATCGGGCCGAGAACATGATCACCATCAGTCGCGGCGGCAAGGAGAACTATTACTATCTGTTCGGTGGCAAGGATGAATCCAGTCAAGACCTGGTTCAGGGTCTAACGACGGCGGGATTCTTTTTCGATGAAGTGGCGCTCATGCCGGAATCGTTCGTCAATCAAGCCACGGCACGGAACTCGGAAACGGGCGCTAAGCTGTGGTTCAACTGCAATCCTGCGGGCCCATTTCATTGGTTTAAGGTTCAATGGATTGACCGTATTCAACAACGCAATGCGCTACGGCTGCACTTTCTGATGACGGACAACCCTTCGATGGACCTGGAGACACGACAGCGTTACGAGAGCCAGTATTCCGGCGTGTTCTACAAGCGGTATATCCAGGGTCTTTGGGTCATGGCAGAAGGGATCATCTACTCCAATTTCAATGCGGACAAGATGGTCGTTGACCTGCCGGCGGACACTGTTTATGAGCAAGATGCTGTCTCAATCGACTATGGGACAATGAACGCCACCGCCTTCAAGCGATGGAGCTTGTATCAGTCCGTCTGGTATTCAACTGACGAGTATTACTATTCGGGACGTGACAGTGAGACCAACACGCAGCTGTCTGATGAGCAGTACGCCGATGAGCTAGAGCAATTCTATGCACGCAACGGACTGGAGAAATCAGCAGTGCCGGTCATCCTTGATCCATCCGCTAAGTCGTTCAAAGTGGCGTTAAAGCAGAGGGGATTTCGTGTGAGGAACGCAAAGAATAATGTGCTCGATGGCATCCGAAGCGAGATGTCACTCATGGACGAGGGCAAGATTAAATGGTCCAGCAAGTGCGTCAATACATTCAGAGAAATGAATTCATATATTTGGGACGAGAAGGCGGCCGACCGTGGCGAAGACAAGCCGGTGAAGCAGCATGACCATGCGTGCGACGCCGATCGCTACATGGTCGAGACCGTCATCGTTCCATATTTCAAACGCAGTTATTTCTGGCATGGGAGGTGAGCCAATGGCAAATGCAAAACCAATGGATTTGGACACAGCACGTAAGGTGTTTGAGCAGTCCGATATCGACCTGGTGAAACGTGATCACCGATACAAGGAGTCAAAACGGTACTACCACAATCGCAACGATATTGTGTTGAAGAGCAAGAAACAGAAGAGTGAGGCCGATGAGCAGACTGACAAGCCTGACAATCCGCTACGTATGCATGACAGTCGGGTGAGCTCAAATTTCCTGCAGCTGCTCATTGATCAGAAGGCAGCATTCGGCGTGAGCCGGCCGCCCATGATCGACACGGGCAATGATGCCCTCAACAAGCAGGTCCTCGAAATGCTCGGCGACGATTGGAACAAGACACTGTTTCGGATAGCTGTGGATGCTTCGCTTGCCGGTGTCGGCTGGATTCACTGCTGGCACGGTCCGGAAGGGCAATTCAAGTATGCAATTGTCCCGCCCAATGAGGTGACGCCAATATACAAGTCCACTCTGGATGATGAGCTGCAGGCAGTGCGCCGGACCTATGAGCAGTTGGATCCATCAGATGGCAAGGTGTACATCTTTGACGAGTACTGGACGCAAGACCAAGCAACGTTTTTCAAACGCGAACAGGGCGATAGCTACACGCAGATGATTTATGATCAACGCATTGGCGTGACTGATTCGGTCAATGCCGAGGCGATGGACAACACGGCCACAATTAACCATGGATTCAACGGCATTCCGTTCATTCCGTTCAACAACAAATCAGACAAATCCGGTGATTTGCGTGCGGTGAAGGGACTGATTGACGCTTACGACTTGGTGTACAACGGCTTCGTCAATGATGTCCAGGACGTGCAGCAGGTCATCCTGATCTTGACCAACTATTCAGGTACCGACAAGGATGAGTTCTTGCAAAACCTCCGCCAGTACAAGATGGCCGAATTTGAGTCAGAGGGCAGCGACAACAGCGGCCTGAGCAAGCTGACCATTGATATTCCGGTGGACGCTCGGAAAGAGTTGCTGCAGGAGACGTTTGACAATATCTTTATCCAAGGTCAAGGAGTTAACCCTAAAGACCTCAAGGCTGGCACCAATATGACTGGCGTGGCCATGAAGATGTTGTATGGCCCTTTGGAGCTCAAAGTTGGCCAGATGGAATCAGAGTTCCGGCCGTCAATCAACAAGCTGGTGCGCTTTATCCTGGATGAGCTGAATAAACCGTCCGATCTCTCCATCAAGCAGACCTGGATCCGCAGCGGTATTCAGAACGACGTGGAACAGGCCGACATTATCTCCAAACTGTCGCAAGTCACGTCCGATGAAGCCATCGCTAAGAACAATCCGCTAGTCTCTGATTGGCAGGATGAGCTGAGCGACCGAAAGCGTGAGAAGGAGGAGCGGGCCCAGACACCCGACCCATTCGCCAGCCCTGACCCGTTAGGTAAGGACGATGGCGAAGATGGTGACGAAGATGGCGAAGAAAAGGCTTAGTTATTGGGAGCGCCGTTTCTTGCAGACACAGGTCAACATGCAGAGGCACTCGGCCAAATACGAGGCCGGCATGGTCAGTCGTTTGGATGCAGCATATAAGAGTGCTGCGGATGATCTCCAGCAGTGGTACGCAAGATACGCCAAGACGGATGGTACGATGGATATCACTGATGCCCAGGCGTTGATGTCTGGAATGAGCGCCAAGACGTGGCAGATGACACTGGACGAGTTCAGAGCCAAAGCCATTGAAGGCGGTCATGACCAGGAGCTTGACCTGGAATACATCAAGAGCCGCGTCAGTCGGTTGCAGGCCCTACAGTTTCAGATGCAGCAGCATATGGCGGAGTTCAGCGATGCTGAGTCACCGAAGTTCCAATCAGCGCTGGCCAGCCAGTACGACGACACGTACATGCGCACGAATTACAACATCCAGATGGCACGCCAGCAGATTGCCACCAATTTTCAGACGTACAATGAAAAAGAGCTTGCGATTGTCGTCAATAAGCCGTGGGTAGGAAGCAACTTTTCCAAGCGGCTATGGAATGATACGGTCAATGATTTACCGGCACTGTTGGTCAACAATCTAAGCCAGAGCATCACGCTCGGATACAGCTATGCACGGATTGAGCGAGAGATGCGCGGCCAGTTGCAGGACTTCAGTCAGCACGTCATCCATCGATTGGTGATCAGCGAAATGGCTCACATTTCGGAGGAGGCCACGGCCCAGTCGTACAAGGAAATGGACGTCCAGGAATACACGTACTTGGCAACGCTGGAATCCCACACCTGTGAAGTATGTCGAAAGCTGGACGGTAACCATTACAAGACTGCCGACAGGAATCCGGGTGACAATTATCCGCCAATCCATGCCTATTGCCGCTGTACGACAGTCCCGTATGAGCCAGCTTTGGAGTCATTGCCGAGCCGACGGTGGGCCAAAGATCCAGATACTGGCAAGCGAGAGATGATTGATAACACATCATTTGAGGACTGGAAGAAGAACGGATATAAGGCAAACGCACCGAAACCGGAAAAGCGCAATTATCGGGACTTTGATCAGGCAGGGTTGGACGCAAACACCGACTATATTCAAAAACTCCCGGAGAATCAGCGAGACGCAATACACAAATACACCCTCGGATCGTATGCCAAAAGGATTAATAATTCTCTCCGTTATGGTGTAGGTGGATCCGACACAATCAGCGAAATTGAAGGCAATCTCCATAAGGCATTGCAGCATCCGTTGGGCAGTGACACTCACGTTTATCGTGGGCTTTATGATATGCCGAGCAAATGGCTGGAGAGCCTTGATCAGCCCGCCAGAGCTAGTTTGCAGAAGACCATAAACACTGCTGCCGTTGGCATTGATAAATCCAATGTTCCGGCAGTTAACGCTGCTTTGGCAATGTTGCCGTCGTTCGAAGTGATGGAGCCGGCGTACATGTCCACAACTTATGATAAAAGGGTGACACAGAGCTTCTCAACAAACATTCGACTGGATTTGAACGTGCCAAAGGAAATGAATGCAGTAGCTATCGAAAGTGTTTCCAATTTTGAGCACGAAAAAGAGATTCTGATTGATAAACGTGCTAAAATCAAGATAACCGGGATTGAGGTAAGCGACAACGGAATGACAGTTGTCCTGAAGGGGGAAGTTGCCAATGGATCCGACGCAGAATCATGATGATAAGTTCGTCGTTGATGGAAATGGCATGAAAGTTATCAAGCCACTGAAGATGACAAAGAAAGAACAAGAAGCCTTTGTTAAAGCGATGAACACAGCATTGAACGGCACAAATTAAGCAGCGTCCACAAGATGGGCGCTATTTTTATACCCAAAATAGTCAACCGACCCGAGCAAGTCGTTAAAAGGCTCATTTATTATGCCTTGAGCGCGGTCGTCCCGCGTTACAAATCCACGAAAGAGGTTGGAAAAAATGAATCGAGAATATTTGGAATCACTTGGCTTAGAAAAAGACGTTATCGACAAGGTTATGGCTGCTCACGGCAAGGCTATTGGTGAGTACAAGGACCAGGCTGGAAAGCTGGAGCAGTTAACCACCGAGAATGAATCTTTGAAGTCCCAAATCGCCGAACGCGACAAGGACCTGAAGGATTTGCGGAAGAATGCTGGCGACAACGAGGAACTGTCCAAGAAATACTCGGAGCTGGAAGGTAAGTATAAGGCCGACACCGAGAAGCTGACCCAGCAGTTGAGCGATACCAAGCTCCATGCTGCTTTGGACAGCGCTCTGACGGCGGCCAAGGTGCGTAACCCGCGTACGTTACAAGGCCTGCTGGATATGGACAAAATCAAGCTGACCGACGACGGCAAACTTGACGGTCTCGACGATCAATTGACTGCCATCCGCAAAGACAACGCCTATCTGTTCCAAGGTGACCCCAAACCTGAATATGAACCGGCCGGCAATGGGCAACCCGTTGGCGGCGACATCAAAAATATTATGGCTAACCCGAAGCTGAATCTGACTGAGGCACTGGCCAATAAAGGAGCCGATGAATAATGGCAAACGAATTAACCCGTGTGCTCGATACGATCACACCTGAAATTTATAACGCGTACACCGAACAGTATTCCACCGAAAACTCTGCCTTGGTGCAGTCCGGCGTGGCTGTGTCTGATGAACGTGTATCTCGAATGATCACGGCTGGCGGTACAACCGTCACCATGCCTTTCTGGAATGACCTGAATGGTGACGATGAGGTACTAGGCGATGGTGACAAGTCCTTGAGTACCGGCAAGATTGTCGCTGGTTCTGACCAGTCTGCGGTGCTGTACCGTGGCCGTGGCTGGGCTGTGAATGAAATGGCGGCAGTAATGTCCGGCAGTGATCCGTTGCGGTCCATGCTGGCTAAGGTCGGCAACTATTGGCTGCGCCGTGAGCAGGTCGTTATGACGGCGACCCTGAATGGACTGTTTGCCGATGGCGGTCCTTTGGCAAAAGATCACTTGAATAAGACGGGTGCTGGCATCGATGCGGCGGCCGTGTTAGACACCAAGCAGTTACTCGGTGACCACTCTGGTTCGTTGGCACTGTTGTTCATGCATTCGGCTGTTTACACCGACTTGCAGAAACAGCAGCTCATCGAATTTGTCCAACCGGCAGGCGCCAATATCAACATCCCCACTTACCTGGGTTATCGGGTAGTAGTTGATGACGCGTTAAAGCCAACTGCCGAGGGCACTTACACCACGTACATGCTGGCAACTGGTTCGTTTGGCCGCAATGCTGGCACACCAGCATCCTTGACCACGTTTGAAACCGATCGCGATGCCGCAGCCGGCACCAACAAGATTTACACTCGCCGGGCTTTCGTGCTGCATCCTTATGGGATTAAGTGGACCGATGCAGACCGGGATGCTGGCAACTTGACTGCGACCAATGCAGACCTGGCGAAGCCGGCAAACTGGCAAGCCGTTTACGACTTGAAGAACATCGGCATCGTTGGCTTACAGCACACAATCGGCAAGTCTGTGCCGGGAAAATAGACGCATCGTTCACACTCGCCAGTGAGCCTACAGCGGACGGTGCCAAGGTACGTAGGCAAAACAAGCAGTGAGGAGGGACACCATGACGGAACAATTGAAGATTTATAAAAAGGATGGCGACACGCCGCTGTTTTCCGGCACTGACACGGAGGCAGCCATCACTGGTCTGGCACCCGGGACTGTAGTTGCGACCGGTGACTATCGTGGCCGCCTGGAAGATGGCACTAAAGTCAGCGACTGGGTGGACGTCGATGGCTTCACCGTGCTGCCTAAGCTGGCGACGGCCATTGTGCCTAGTCAGAAGACAGCTGCGTTGAAAGTTGGCGACACCAAGAACGTGACGGCCGCTGCTGATCCAGCGGATGCAACTAACGCCGCCGATGTGGTCAAGGCAATCACTGCCAAGTCCAGTGACGATAAGATTGCTACGGTGACAGCCAATGAAGGCGGTGGCTTCGATATTAAGGCCGTGGCCGTTGGTTCGGCCACCATCACACTGACGTCCGGCACTCTGACCGCGACTGTGGCCGTGACCATTACGGCTGCCGCTTAGGTGGTGAATTAAATGGACACGCCTAAGTTTTTCCGTAAGGTCGAAGTGTTGGCGCGGGCCAAGATATTCTACCCAAAACCAGATGATCAGGACTCGGCCCAATACAA